GTTTATCAACATGCGAAAAGAATCAGGTGGAGATATCCATAGAAAGAATCTTAATCTTCATAACGCTGTAAACATTAACAATGAATTTTTAAAAGCTGTACAAGAGGACGCAGACTGGAGATTGATTGACCCTAAATCACACGAAGCTGTTAAAGTTATTAATGCTCGTGACTTATGGTTTCAAATCATTCAAGCAAGAGCAGAAACCGGTGAGCCTTATATTGTTAATCTTGATAAATGTAATGAGGCTTTACCACAGAAACAAAAAGACTTAGGATTAGAAATCAAACAAAGTAATTTATGTTCTGAGATTACACTACCAACCAATGAAGAGAGAACAGCAGTATGTTGTTTATCTTCTGTAAACTTAGAACACTTTGACAAGTGGTCAAAGAACGAACAGTTTATAGATGATTTAATAACCATGTTGGATAATGTGCTACAACACTTTATTGATAATGCCATTGATACCACACAGCTAGGAGAATATAATGCAAACTTCAAAAGATTTACAAAACATATCAGAGAAGGTCAAGAAGGCTTTAAAAAGGCTGCTTACTCTGCTTACCGAGAAAGGTCAGTGGGTCTTGGAGCAATGGGATTCCATGCGTATCTTCAAAAAAATAATATCCCTTTTGAAGGTATCTTCGCTACGGGATTCAACTATAAAGCTTTTCAACATATTAAAGACAAATCCGTGGAGGCTTCTCGTAGACTCGCTGAAGAACGTGGTGAGGCTCCTGATATTAATGGTAGTGGTCTTAGGAATGCTCACCTTTTGGCTGTTGCTCCTAACGCTTCTAGTAGTATCATTTGTGGTGGCACGTCTCCTTCAATTGAGCCATACAGGGCTAATGTATATACTCACAAAACTCTCTCAGGTTCGTACCAAGTCAAGAACAAATACCTTGAAAGAGTCTTAAAGAAGAAAGGTATTAAAACTGACGAGCTTACTAAGCTTTGGAAAGACATTGCAGGTATGGATGGTTCTGTTCAGCACTTAGATATTCTTACTGATGAAGAAAAAGAAATATTTAAAACTGCTAATGAGATAAATCAGATATGGATTGTAGAACATGCATATAAACGTCAAGAGTTTATTTGTCAATCTCAGTCTGTTAATTTATTCTTCACACTTCCAAAGGCTACAGAGTCTCAAGATGTGCATGATGAATATATGCAGTATGTCAATGATGTACATTGGTATGGTGCAACCAAGTTAAAATCTTTGTATTACTTTAGATCAAATGCTGCTAGAAGTGCAGAGAATGTTAATGTTAAAGTTCCACGTATTAAACTAGATGACGTTGAATGTATAGCATGTGAGGGATAGTATGTACTTACAACCACCTGTAAATCCAAAGCCAAAAATGTTTCACAACGAGCAACACTTTTGGAGTCAGTCCGAATGTCTGATGATAAAAAGATTACATGAGATTATTCCTAAGTGGGAAGGTAAAGTACATGACAACGATACTAAGTCTATAAAAACTAAAAGTGTTAGATCGGTTGATGTTTATCCTATCCCTATGTCAGAAGATTATTATTCTATCTATCAAATGATTTATGACAGAGTAGCTGAACTTAATGACAAACATTTTAGATTTGACATTGCAGGTATCTTTGACAATCTTCAACTGTTACACTACAAAGAAGGAGATCATTACGATTGGCACACGGACATAGGTGATAACATCTATTCCAATAGAAAGATATCTGTCTCTGTATTACTTTCTGATGATTGTATGGGAGGAGACTTAGTGTTAAAGCAAGGAGCAGATAGACCAATACATATGGAAGTAGGCGACATGTTGTTGTTTCCTAGCTATGTTCTGCATAAAGTAAAACCAATAACAAAAGGAGAACGATGGGCTTTGGTAACTTGGGTTCAAGGTATCAAGCCTTTTAAATAATATGAATTGTTGGCACTGTAATACAAAATTAATATGGGGTGGAGATCACGACATTGAAGAAGTCGATGAGGGCTATCTACTAGAAACAAACTTAAGCTGCCCAAACTGCAATGCAGAGGTGTATGTTTATTTACCAAACAATAAGGAAGAGAAATGAGTTTATTAGGAACAAGAGAATATTACAAACCGTTTGATGATGCATGGATGTTTGACTACTATGTATTACAAAACCAAATGCACTGGATGCCGGAGTCCGTACCTCTACATACAGATGTTAAAGACTGGCAAGAGTTATCAGATACTGAGAAGAATCTACTGACACAAATCTTTAGATTGTTTACTCAGTCTGATGTTGATGTTGGTTCAGGATATATAGACAGATATATGAGAATCTTTAAAAAACCTGAAGCACGTATGATGATGGCTTCGTTTGCTAACATGGAATCTATTCACCAACATGCCTATAGCTTATTACTCGATACAGTCGGTATGCCGGAGATAGAGTACAAAGCTTTTGCAGAGTACGAAGAGATGTCTGACAAGCACGAATACATTAGCGATATCAAGACAACTATGAAAGACAAGAGAAGCATTGCAAAAACTTTAGCAGTGTATTCAGCTTTCACTGAGGGATTACAGTTGTTCTCAAGCTTTGCAATCTTGTTAAACTTCCCACGCTTTGGACGTATGAAAGGTATGGGTCAGATTGTTACCTATTCTATTCGTGATGAATCTATGCACGTTGAAGCTATGACCAAACTGTTTAGACAGTTCATCAAAGAGAACATAGATATATGGACAGATGATTTCAAAAAAGAAATCTATGAGATATGTAGAGAGATGGTTAAGCTTGAAGATAAGTTCCTTGATTTAGTATTTGCTATGGGTGACATACAAGGATTAACCAAGAAAGATATGTACGCTTACAATAGATACATAGCTGACAGGAGATTATTACAGTTAGGATTAAAAACTAATTATGACCAACGTGAGAATCCTCTTGGTTGGTTAGATGAGGTTATGGGTGTAGAACACCAAAACTTCTTTGAAGGACGGGCTACATCTTATATGAAAGCTGGACTACGTGGTAGACAGGATAAGATAAAATTTACAAATTTGGATAACACTGATGGCTAAAGTAAAAGAAGGAAATCTTTTATCTTTTAAAATATTAATTGATACTAAAGGTAATTTAATAACAGAGTTTAGTGGGCTTCCGCTTAATAAAGCTCACTTAGTTTTTAGTGGGCATGATTTAATATTAATACAGAAACTTATCAAGGAAGGACGAACCAACCTTGATAAGCTTCATGATAAATTACAAAAAGAATTACAAGCTTTATCTACTTAGATATCTTAATCTTTATAGGCTTCTTTTCTGCAGGAATAATCCTTTCCATTTCTACAGAAAGTAATCCATTTTTTAGAGTTGCCTTTTTGATTTCAATATCATCAGCTAGATTAAAACTTCTTTTGAAAGAACGTTGAGCTAGTCCTTGATGAACTAAGTTCTCACGTGTCTCTTCGCTTTTATCGTAAGAGATTGTCAAGGTTCTTTCTTCAAGAACAATATCAATGTCCTTGTCAGTAAGTCCTGCCATAGCCATTTCAATTGTATAGTTTTCTCCATCCTTAATAAGATTGTAAGGTGGATATTGTGGCACTGATTTACCACGAGATTGTGTCTTCAACATCTCATTAAAGAGTCTGTCAAATCCCACATAGGTTGGTGTGAATAGACCGTTAAGGTCCAATATATTTCTGCTCATAATATACTCCTTTTAATAAGCAAGTTTATAATAGCCTTAGAACACTCATAGAGCCATTCTAAGAACGTTTCTGATACTATCCTATATGAGGATACCTATCAAGAAATCAAGTCTTTATTTGTCTTCTTTATCAGGAGTATTAGAAGCACCAAAGTAAAAAGATATTACTGCACTTGCCAAGCCTCCTAAATAACCTAACACTAAAGACACGATAGTATCTGAGTTAGCATCAGGTGGTTGTACTGTTACTAAGAATATGTAACCAAAAAATCCAGCTAGAGTTACTGTTCCTAATATTCTAGGTGTCCAATCTTTGCTAAACTTCTTTCTAGCATCTTGTTTATCGTCCACCTCTAAAGCAAACACATCTACTTCTAGCTCTTTCATCTGAACTTTAAAATCGTTCTCAGCCATTTTAAGTTCAGCCATTTGTTCAGCTGTTAGGTTGTTCATTGCTTGTTCTAAAGACTTAGGATTGTTTGGTACACCTAAGATAGAACTTAATATCTGTCCAGCTTGTCCACCTATTGGACCGCCCAAAGCTGCACCAAGTGTAGGTGCTAAACTTCCTAAAATAGTTTTTAATTTTTTCATTGCACTTCCTCTGTTGTTATTGTGCCCTCTAATAAATCATTGACTGCATCTAGAAGATATGTTGGAACATCAGCTCCTAATAAAAAATCCTCATCGTATGCAACCATAAACGCCTCTACCAAATCTTCATATAACGGTCTAAACTCTTCACGCTTTATCCACGGTAAGTTAGATTTTGTACGAGCTTTACAGTCTATTCTGTATGCCACATCTAATTGTTTCTCTGTATATAATAACATTAGACTTGTTCCAATACCATAGCTTGTAGCTCTTTACTACGTCTACCTACCTGTTTAAACCATCTACTGTCTTCCATTTGTCTAGCCATTTCTTTCCAGTCATGGTTCTGACAAGCTGCTATCATCTTTACAAACTTTGAAAGCTTTGAACCACCTAGATTAAAACACATATTAACAATTACTCGTTGAATAGATTCCGGTAAGTTTTGAAAGATGTGATCGCCACCGATAACATGGATAGCTTCGTGGTAATGTTTGTCAAAGTCTTCATCAAAGTACATATCAACTACTTCTTGACTGACAGGTGTACCAACTTCCCAAGTGTATTCAGGGTCACTAGGCTGACAGAGATGTCCAACACCAAGAGTTTTA